GGGCGGGCGCGTGGCCGACGCGCGACGAGATGCGCGAGGCGCTCGGGCAAATGCGTGCGGAGTGGCTCACGCCGTATCGGGCGACGCCGCGGATCCCGCTGCAACACACGCCGTTCAAACCGCCGCCCCGATCGCCGTGGCCCCCCCGCGAGAGCGTCGCGGAGCGCTTCGACCGCGAGGCGCGCGCGCGACGCGACCGCCTCCGCGAGCAACGCGCGGCACGTGCGCTGCCGCAACCGGAGCGCTTCCTCCGCTGGTGGGAGTCTCGTCAGAGTCTCGGGTTCGTCGACGCGGTGCACCCGGTCACGATCCGGCACTGGCTCCGCTGGTCGGCGATCCGTCGCGACGACGGCGACGGGTTCCGCTGGCTCTATGCGCGCTGGCGACGCCGCCACGTCAACGCGGTCGTCGTCGTCGTCCTCGCGGAGCAATCCGCGAACAGGAACTTTCTTGAGCGCCTACTGCGCTACGAGCAGGCGCGACTACTGGAGGTTCGACCATGAACGCACTGCTGATGCTGATCCTCGTGCTCGCGATCGTCGGGTTCGTGCTGTGGCTCGTGGTGACCTACGTGCCGATGCCCGAACCCTATCGTCGCGTCGTCGTCGTCGTCGTCGCGATCGTGGTGCTGATTTGGCTCGTGCGCTACCTCATGACCGCGTCACCCGTTGCGCTCCCCTGATTGGAGGTTCGATGTTTGCGATCGATAACGTTCCTACGTTCATTCGGAAACTCACGCTGAAACTCGATTCGAGCGACGACGGGACGATCCGGATCTGCGAACTCACGTTCAAGCTGTCCCGCCTCACGCTCGATCTCGCGCGCGCGATCGCGAAGGTGCCCGTCGCGAATTATTGCTTCTGGCACGACGCGCCGAAGTGGGACATCAACGACGTCAAGTTCGCGCCGCCGGAGGGCGCGTTCGTGATCACGCTGCGCGCGGCGCCCGATCTCCCGGATCCGTCGAGTGTGATCCCGCTCGCCGTCGTCACGGCGATCCGCGTGTGGCGACCGGATCTGAAGAAGCGCGATCTCGCGCTGGAGTTCGTCACGCAACACGAACTGCAACGCGGCGACGCGCGCGACCTCGCGGAGATCCTCACGCAGTGGGAAGCGGGCGCGACCTACGCGTCGTTCGCGGAGGTGCAACTCCCGCTCGATCTCGACGCGGGCGGGAACCTGTCGCCGGACGTTCCGGCGATCGACGCGTCACCGGACAACACGACGCACTGAGGGCACGCGATGACAACAGCCGCGTACTTCGTGATCCCGGATGGATCGTTCTTCTCGCAGGTGTCGATGGGCGGGCACCCGCTGGTGTATCGGCAACCGGCGACGCATCCCGATATCCGCAAGATCGAACGCTTGAATCCCGACGTCACGCACGTCGAGTTCCGCAAGGTTCTCCCCGAACTGTACGCGGTGACTAACCCGCGCGCGAACTACGGCCTCCCGATCTACATCTTCGTGCGCGCGCTGCGCGCGGACGGACCGTTGATCGATGGTCGGTGGGAGGAGATCCCCTTGCAGCGCTGAAGGGGGCACCATGGATCGATTCGTCCGCGACACCGAACCCGAACGCGTATGTGTGGCCGACCAACCGGGCGCCGCGCTCTACGCGGTCGTCAGCGGGAACGGCAACGAACTCAATTACGACGAGAAACCGGATTGCCCGCCCGACGCGGTCAAGTTCCGGTTCGGCACCTACGGGGAGGCGATCACGATCTCGCTCGATCGCCTCCTCGATAAGACGCTCTGTCCGAAGCGCCGCGAGATGGCGTTCATCAAGATCGGTCACGACGACAACTACCCGAAGGACGTCGACGTCGTGTGCTTCGAGTTCTTCATCACGACGCCGGAGGGCGAATACAACGACGCCGCGCAGAAGTTCGTCGCGCGCCTCGGGCTGGCGAAGGGGCTGGAGATCGCGGGCGACCTGCCGTCGCCTGTTCCGCCGCCGCCGTCGATGCAAGCGCTCAACAAGATCGTGAGCCTCGACGGACGCGTCGAACTCAACGTGCAGAACGCCGACGCGCTCGGCCTCGTGCTCTACTTCGACGGCGCGGCGATCTGGGCGGCGCCGATCGATCCCGCGCGGATGCCCCGGCCGACGCGATGACCCCGTTCTACGACGACGGGGCGGTCACGATTTATCACGGCGATTGCCGCGACGTGATCCCCGCGCTCGGCCCCGTCGACCACGTGATCACCGATCCGCCCTACGGCGAGGAGACGCACGAGGGCGCGCGCCGCTACACCGGGGATCACCTCGTGACGACGTTCGACGCGATCACCGCGGAGGACGTGCGCGCGATCTACGAACTGATCGACGCGCGCCGCTGGCTCGTGGCGACCATGGAGTGGCGGCACGTGCACGCGCTCGAAGCGGCGCCGCCGCGCGGCTGGTCGTTCATCCGGTTTGGGATCTGGGTGAAACCGAACGGCGCGCCGCAGTTCACCGGGGACCGTCCGGCGACCGGCTGGGAAGCGGTCGCGATCCTGCACCGCGCGGGGCGGCGGCTCCGATGGAACGGGAACGGCGCGCACGCGGTGTGGACGATCCCGAAAGTGAGCGGCGCGCATCCGACGCGGAAGCCCGACGAACTCGTCGAGGCGTTCGTCGCGGCGTTCACCGATCCCGGCGACGTGATCCTCGATCCGTTCGGCGGCGTCGGGACCACGGCGGTCGCGGCGAAGAAGCTCGGGCGCCGCTGCATCCTCGTCGAGAGCGAGGCGCACTACTGCGAACTCGCCGCGCGCCGCGTCTCGTTCCGGTTCGAGACGATCCCGGGCGGACTGTTCGCAGGCGTCGATCATGGCTGAGGAACCGCGCCGGTTCTGCGGTCGGTGCGGGCGCATCGTGCGCGGCGTCTGCGTCATGTGTCGGCGCGAAAAGGACCGGGCGCGGCCGTCGGCGGCGGCGCGCGGCTACGACACCGCGTGGCACGCCTACTCGGTGCGCTGGCTCGCGGCGTTCCCATGGTGCGGTCAACGGTTCGACGGGCTGCTCTATAGCGAGCACTCCCGCTGCGCGCGCGAGGGCCGACGCGAGCGCGCGACGTGCACCGATCACATCGTCGCGATGAAAGCGGGCGGCGCGAAGTTCGACGCCCGCAATCATCAGTCGCTCTGCGGCCCGTGCAACTCGCGGAAGAACATCGCGCACGAGGGCGGGTTCGGGCGATGAACGCGCTCGACGACTACGCGACCGCGGTCGTCGACGGGCGCGTGCTGGCGGGCACGTATCACCGGCTCGCGTGTGCGCGGCACCTCCGCGACCGGGCGCGCGAAGGGACCGACGCGTTCCCCTACGTGTGCGACGTCGCCCGGGCGGAGCGCTTCTATCGCTTCGCGTCGCAACTCCGCCACTACAAGGGCGAATGGGCGGGCCGACCGATCACGCTCGAACCGCATCAACGGTTCCGCCTCGGCTCGCTCGTCGCGTGGGTGCATCGGCTGACCGGGCTGCGACGCTTCCGAACGGCCTACAACGAGATCCCGCGCAAGAACGGGAAGTCGCTCGAAGCCGCGCTCGTCGCGCTCTATCTGACGTTCTTCGACGGCGAACCGGGCGCCGAAGGGTATTGCATCGCGACCAAGCGCGAGCAGGCGAAGATCGTGTTCAACGACTGCAAGCGCCTCGTGCTCGCGAGTCGCGAACTCCGCGCGCGCATCGGCGTGCTGATGGCGAACCTACACCGCGAGGCGAGCGCCGCGAAGCTCGAACCGCTCGGCGCGGATCGCGATTCGACCGACGGCCTCAACCCGCACATCGTGACGATCGACGAAGCGCACGCGATGAAAACGCGCGGGCTGATCGACGTGATGGAAACCGCGGTCGGCGCGCGACGGCAACCGCTGATCAACTGGATCACGACGGCCGGGAGCAATCCCGTCTCGCCGTGCGGCGATCAACACGATTACGCGTGCAAGGTGCTCGACGGCGTCCTCGTCGACGAGACGTTCTTCGCGTTCATCGCGCACGCCGACCTGGCCGACGATCCGTTCGACGAAACGACGTGGCGCAAAGCGAACCCGAATTACGCCGTGAGTGTGAAGCCCGACGATCTCGCGGCGCTCGCGCACAAGGCCGCGAACATGCCCGGGGCGGCGAACGCGTTCAAACAAAAGCGGCTGAATCTGTGGGTGAACGCCGACGCGCCGTGGCTCTCCATGGAAGGCTGGCGCAAGGGGCAGTCCCGGTGGTCGCCCGACGAACTCGCGGGCGAGGTGTGCTGGCTCGGGATCGATCTCTCCTCGAAGATCGATCTCACCGCGGTCGTCGCCGTGTTCCCGCCGACGGAGACGCGCGCCGCGTGGCGGCTGATCGCGTGGTGTCTCACGCCGGAGGAGACGCTCGTCGAACGCGCGCGCCGCGACCGCGCGCCGTATGAGGAATGGAAGCGCCGCGGCTGGCTGCTCACGAACCCGGGCAAGCGGATCGATCACGACGCCGTGCGCGCGATCGTGCTCCGCGCCGCGGACCGCTACGACGTGCAGCAGATCGGGATCGATCCGTGGAACACTGGCAACCTCGTGTCGACGCTGACGGAGGACGGGTTCGACGTGATCGAGATCGGGCAGACGTTCGCGCACATGAGCGCGCCCGCGAAGGACTTCGAGGCGGACGTGCTCGACGGCCTCGTCGACGCGGGCGGCAACGAGCTGGTCGCGTGGGCGATCTCGAACGCCGTGGTCCAGCGCGACAACAAAGACAACATCTATCCGATCAAAAAACGGAGTCGCGGACGCATCGACCCGGTCGTCGCCGCGCTGATGGGTCGTAAACTAGCGGCGCTCGATTCGAGCGAACCGCCCGCCGATGATCCGGATCTGCTCGTCGCATGAGTGACACACCCGCGCGCCGCCGGGGACGTCCGCCGATCGCGGACCATCAACCGACAACCTCGATCTGCGTGCGCGTGTCGCCGACCGCCTACGATCGCGCGTTCGCGCGTGCGACGCAGCAACACCTCACGGTGCCCGAACTCCTCCGGCGCGGCCTCGCGCGCGTGCTCGACGACGACGACGACGAGCGCGACTAGCTCGCGCGCGCGTTCGGTCCCGTCGGCTGATCGAACTCCGCGAACGGATCGGTCGCCGTCCCGCTCGTGTCCGTCTTCACGCGCGACCGCGACGACGGCGTGAGTCCCAACTCCGCCCACAACTTGACGCACGCGGCGAGCGCTTTCGTCTGAATCGTCAACCATGGGTTCGGCATCTGATACCCGGTGCGCGCCGTGAGGACGCGCGGGTACGCGTTCGGGCGCGCTTCGAGGTAGCGATCCCACTCGATACAGAGCGCCAGCAACGCCGCGCGATCGGCCTCCGTGATCTGACGGCACGCGCGGAGCATCGGCGCGAGGCGTCGCCACTCCGCTTGCGCGACCGGGAGATCGTCGAGTTCGGCGGGCGGTGTGTCGAACGTGTCGCCGACCGGCGCGGGCTGCGGTTCGTCGCCGTTCATCGGTTTGTGCTGCGGGTTTCCGAGTAGTCGACGCAAGGCAGACGGGAACGGTTTCCGGCCTCTCATAGATCGCCTCGTTTTCCTAACGTTTTGATACCGCTTGACAATCAGAACGGTTCGATTACAATCGTCTTATGAACATTCGCTCGAACGCCACGCCAGCGCAGCGCGCCGCGGCCAAAGCCAAGAAAGCCGCGACCGCGGCGTTCAACCGCGCGAACGGGATCCCGTCGGTGCACGCACAGCGCGCCGCGCGGAAAGCCGCGCGCGCCGCCGCCGCCGGACAGACGACGACCACGGCGCCGCCGCCGCCTCCTCGGTCGACGTATACACCGCCTCCGCCGCCGCCGCCGCCCGCGGCGCCGCGTCCGACGGGCGGGCGACTGTTCGCCCCCGCGGCCGTGAACCTCGCCGACCTCAAGCTCGCCGCGCTCGTCGCGCTCGAAGCCGTGGTCAAGGCGAAGTTCGCGAACCCGGCGAACCGGACGGAGGACGCGCGCAAGGCGTACGAGACATACACGAAGTGCAAGGCGCTCGCGCTCAACAACAGCAACGACAACGAGGCGGGCGCCGCGCTCCGCGCCGCGACGCTGGCACTCATCAAAATGACCTACTGAGAATTATTTTTCGGGCCGGTCCGATAGCCATTGACAATCGGACCGTTCGGATTAAGATAGAAAAGTCAGTCAACACTAACCCCGGATGGAACGGAGAACGCAAATGAACACCAACGACACGAACCCCATGATCGACTCGCTGACCGTCGCCGCGCCGCTCGCCAAGACCGCCGCGACGCTCTCCAAAACGCTCGGCTCCTCGCTCGACGAGTTCGTCGTGAGCGCGCGTCAGTCGGTCATCATCGCGGATTGCTCCGGCTCCATGGGTGAGACGCTGTCGAACGGGAACACGAAGATCGCGCAGTTGCGCGAAGTCGTCGCGATGCTCCGCGAGACGCACCCGGTGCCCGTCGCCGCGTTCGGCCATATGTCCATGGCGGGCAAGTCGGTGGAAGTCGTCGACCGGATCCCGGAGTCCTACGGCGGAACGCCACTGCACAAGGCGATCGCGTTCGGCCGGATGGAGAACGCGAATCACCTCGTCGTCGTGACCGACGGATTGCCGGACTCGCAGAGCGCCGCGCTCGTCGAGGCGCGCAACTTCGGCGGGCCGATCGATGTGTTCTACGTCGGCGACGGTTACGACGGCGTCGAGTTCGCGAAGGAACTCGCGCGGGTGACCGGCGGGACGGCGAACATCACGGATCTCCTCCAGCCCAAACAGTTGGCCGCGGGCATCCGCGCACTCCTCGGCGACGGGGGCGGGCAGTAGCCCGCGCCCGGTTCCTCTCACACGAACCACGAAGGGACTCAGCACCATGACCGACCTCGCCGCGCTCCGCCGACACATTTACGAACTCGCCGCGGCGTTCGACTGCGAAGTGCACGAGACGACGGAGGCGAACCCGGAGGACGCGTTCGCAATCCCCGGGCGCCGCGCGATTGTGATCGCGCCGATCCGCGAAGAGGCGGGCTACGTGATCGCGCTGCACGAACTCGGGCACCTCAACGCGCCGCTCGGGTTCCTCGGCGCGGAGCGCCGCGCGGCGGAGAGCGCGGCGAGTCGCCATAACTTCACGCTGACCGAAGAGCAGGCCGCGTGGGAGTGGGCGGAGCATCACGCGCTCTACTGGTCGGCCGCGATGACGCAAGTCCGCGACTACGCACTCGGGAGCTACCGCGACTTCGTGCCCCCGACGCCCGCGCCGCCGCCCGCGCCGATCGCGACCGTGCACCGCGACGTCGCGACGTTCGCCAAACAGATTCGATGGGGGCCGCGCTGAGCGCGCCCCGTCACGAGAATGCGCGTCGAGGGTCGGCGCGCAGCAACCACGGCAACCACGAAAGGCAGACAGACAATGATCATCCTCCTCGCGTTCGCACTCTTCATCATTCCGATCGCCGCCGCGCTCAAGGGCGAAGGCTACCGCGGCGTCTACGTCGCGCTCGCACTCGTCGCGGGCCTCGTCGGGTTCCTCTTCATGATCAGCACCGGAGTGCCCGCGGCCTCGGACGATCAAGCGTCGCTCGAAGGCGCGAAGTTTCTCAAGGACTACGGATTCGCGATCGCGGGCACGTGCTACGCGACCGCGTTTGGGTGTGTCCTCGCGACCGCCCTCTATCGCAAGCCGACAACTCGCTAACCAAACGGAAACCCTGAAAGGTAAGTCACAGTGAACAGAATCATTCTCCTCCCCGCGTTTCTCCTCGTCGCCTCCTCCGCGTTCGCGCAGCAACCGACAGAACGTCCCGCAGAGAGCAAGTCGACCGCGGAGCGGTTCTTCGTCGGCGTCGGCTACGAAGGGAACGCGCTCAAGCTCGACGCCTTAACCGCGACGGAATCCGGGAGCGGGTTCGGCCTCACCGTCGGCTACGGGTTCACGCCGCGCTGGTCGCTCTACACCGCGCTCAGCGCCGCGTCGATGGATTCGGCCGACGGCCTCGGTACCTACGGCCTCGGTCACTTCGACGTCGGCACGCGCGTGCACTTCCTTGCGGGACCGCACCGCGTTGTGCCGTTCATGCAGATCGGCCTCGCGGGGCAAGGCGTCGCCGTCGATGTGCCGACGCGGTTCGGTACGCGACGCGTCACGGCGAACGGCGCGGGCGTCTCGTTCGGCGGCGGACTCAACGCACACTTCAATCCGAAACTCGCGTTCACCGGGCACATCACGTGGACGGCGGGCGCGCTCGGAAACACGAAGGTCGACGGCACCGCGACGACGATCCCGTTCTCGTCGACCGCGACGAGCGCGCGCGTCGGCGTCGGGCTGACGTGGTTTCCCGCGGGCGCGCGGAAGTAGGCGGATCATGCGCTGGCTCACGAACCTCGGCGAGACGCTCATCGGCGCGGTCGGCGTCGGGATCATGTATCTCGTCGGCTCGCTCGTCGCGGGCCTTCAGATCCTCTTCGCCGTCGGGATCGCGCTCTTCGCGCTGCGCCTCGTCGGCTGTCACTAAACACACACGAGAACGATCGGCCGCGGGCCGGTCGTTCCGCGTTACACTGAGGAATCAGAACGAAGGGATTTACATCATGCTCGCATCCGTGGAGAACCCCCCGATGACAACGAAGCAAACGAAAGCCGAACGACTCACGAGCGAAGCGGGGCGCGCGCTCGGCAAGATCGGCGGCGCGCGCAACACGCCCGCGCAACAGGCGGCGCGCGTGCGGAACGCGCAGTTCGCCGGACGTCCCGGTCGTGTGTGCACGCGGTGCCACAAGCCGGTGCGCGGCGGGCACGTCGACGCGGGCCTCGACGAGACGTGCGGCGGGCACACGTGGCAATGGTCGCGCGGCAAAGCGGTACCGGATGCGCGCGTCGTCGTCACGCTCCGGAAGATTGAACACGCGCTCGCAACCGGGGACTCGCCCGCGTCGTTGCTCCGCGAGACGCGCGCGCTCTTGAAGGATCTCGAATCATGACGCTCAACGAAGCCGTCGAACGCGTCGGCGTCATCTGGGGACGCGAGCGCCTGATCAGCGTTCGCACACGTCCCGACGGCGGCGCCGAAGTGAACCTCCGGCCGATGAGTCGTCCGGCGAGCGATACGCGCGGGCGGACGTTCTCGTACCACGTGCTCGATCCGAACGGGCACCCGATCTGCCACGACGACTGCCGCAAGCTCGAAGCCTAGCCCGACCGGCCGGGGTTCTCCCGGCCTCGTTTCCGGCTGTTTTCAGGCCGGTTTGATACCCCTTGACAATCGGAACGGTTCGATTAGAATACGTATATGGACAACGTATTCAACAGCGCACGCCGCCCCCGGGCAATCTTCATGATGGGCGGACCCGCCGCCGGAAAATCCACCGTTCGCGCCGCGCGCTACGCGGGCCTCCCGGTCGTCGACGCCGACGCGGTGAAGTCCACGCACCCGGCCTACGACGCGAAGAACCCGGGCGCGCTGCACGCGTGGTCGTCGGAGGAAGCAATGCGGTTGTTCTACGCGGCGCTCGCGACCGGCGCCGATGTGGTTTACGACGGGACCGGCGCCACGGCCGAAAAGTACGTGAAGTTCATCAGCGACGCGCACGCCGCCGGATTCGATACCGAAGTCTGCTACGTGACCTGCACCCTCCAGACGGCGATCGCCCGCAACGCGGCGCGCGAGCGCACCGTCCCCGTCGAAATCGTGCGCGAGAAGCACGCGCTGATCGCGACCTCGTTCGAGATCGTTTCCCGCTACGCCGACCGCGTCGTCGTCGTCGCGAACGACTAACCCCCGGCAACCAAAGAGAAAGAGAAGCAATCATGAGTTTCTACAACAGCTACCCCCGCGCCGCCGCCCCCCGTCGCTACGCCGCCACGCCAAGCGGACCGCGCGCCATGGCCTCGAAGTTCGCGGGCCGGTGCGTCGTCTGTCGCGCGTCGTTCCCCCCGGGCGCGGCGATCGTGTGGGAGCGCGGCGTTGGTTCGCGCCACGCCGACGCGACCGTGTGCGCGACGTTCGCCGCGGCGCCCGCGCCCGCGCCGGTCGTCGTCGACATGAAACCGATCGCCGACTTCCTCACGGCCGCGAAGGATCGCGGGCTGAAGTTTCCGAAAGCGCGCTTCCTCGCCCCGGGCAATCGCGAGATGCGTCTCTCGGTCGCGGGCGACAAGTCGCGCACACCGGGCGCGATTCAAGTCGTCATCGCGGGCGAGTGGGTCGGCCGGATCGCCGCGGACGGGACGGTCGGCGGACGGCTCGCGACGGAGACGGATCTCCTCGCGACGCTGACGACGATCGCCGCGAACCCCGCCGCCGCCGCGAAAGCCTACGGCGCGCTCACGTGCCGGTGCTCGTTCTGCGACAAGGCGCTGACCGACGAGGGGAGCGTCGAAGTGGGCTACGGGCCGATCTGCGCGAAGCAATGGGGACTCCCGCACACCGCGCGCGGCTCGAAGGTGCTCGGCGCCGTCGCCCCGGTCGCGGCGCCCGTCGCGGCGCCGACGCCCGCGCCCGCGCCCGCCGCGCCGACGGTCCTCGCGGGCGACCTCGGATGGGAGGAACTGCTCGGCCTCACGGCCTGAACCCGTCAGAATCCGGCCGTTTCGATATCACTTGACAATCGGAACGGTCGGATTACAATGGTCATATGACAACAACAGCAACGGCAACGACGACACAGCAGCGCGGGGTATGCCCCGCGTGCTTCCGGGTGCAGGCGCTCACCGCGGCCGGGTGCCTCGTGAACCACGGGTACAGCCGACCGCAGCACTGGCATCAAAACGTCAACACGTGCGAGGGCGCGGGCCTGATGCACTTCGGGACGGCCGCGGGCCGCGACCACACCGCGCGCATTGCGGCGCGCCTCCGGACGGGCGCCGACGAGCACGACGCGCTCGCCGCGGAGATCGCCGCGGGCACCGCGCCCGTCTATCGCCGACAGGGGATCCCGAAGAGTCGCCTCTACACGATGGTCGTCGTCGACGCGCCGACCGCGGATCAGCGCGCACGCTATGCCGCGTCGAAAACGAAGGCCGCGGACATCATGCGGATGCAGGCGAGCGAGTTCGAGGGCTACGTCGCGGAGTGGACGCCCGCGGAACCCCGCACCGTCGCCGCGGAGAAGAAAACGACGCTGGTGCACTGGTATTGGGATCGACTGCGCGGCAAGGCGTGCGCGAGTTCGGTCATGGGCGCGCAGCGCGGATGGGCCACGCACGAGATCGCCAACGTGACGTGCGAGAAGTGCAAGGCGCGCTACGCGAAGTTCGGGGGCGGGCAGTGACCGCCCCTCGCGTCACACTGCGCGATCTGCGCGGCTGGATCGCGTGCGCGGATGGAACCTGCATCTCGCGCGAGGAACACGACGCCGCGAAGTGTCCCGACTGCGGCGCGGTGCTCGTGATCGACGAGGCCGCGGAGACGTTGGACCCGGTCACGCGCGCGCGCGGCGTCGCCCGCGTCGCGTTCTGCACCGGGTGCGAGTTCGTGCACGCGTTCTGAGAAGAGGGAGGGGAGATGACCACGAAGGACAAGCGCGCGCTCGTCGACGCCGTCGACGCGCTACTCGATCTCGCGACGAGTCGACACCGCGATCCGCGGACGGGCGACACGGTGACCGAGTGTCATATGTGCGAAGAGTGGGACGACCACGCGGCGCACTGCCCGGTGCCCGCGCTCACACGGTGGATGCAGCGAGGACCGCGATGACGAAACGCAAGCGACCGACTGGTCGCGCGTGCCGTGACCGGCGCTACAATCGCGTCCATGGCTGGACCTCCGAATCGTTTCCGCGTCTCACACATGCCGATACAGGATCCGAACCGCGGCAACTGGGCGGTCGTCTCGCGCGCGACGGGCCGGATCCGATCGCGGCATAGCACGCAAGCGCTCGCCCGCGAGAGCGCCGGGATCCGCGGGCGCGCCGTGCGCCGCGCTCGCGCGCGCTGAACCTCGCGCCCGTCGGACGCCGCCGCGTCCCGATCGACTCGGGACCGGTCCGTCCCCGCCTCCGGTCCCGCTTCTACCTCGACCAACTACGCGCCTCACAGCGGGGCGACGTCCGCCCGCGGCCGTGGACCCGCGCCGCGCGCCGATCGCGCCGTGGCGAGGCGCCTGCGAGGCCGCGCGCGCCGGAATTCGCTGAAGCCCGCGCGCATTTTCAAGGCGATCGCCATTTTGGCGGTCGCCCGCGCGAAGCTGCCCAGCGGTTTCGGAACGGTCGCGCTGGCGTGATTTTGACCGCCCCTCCCCCCCGCCTCGCGCCGCCGACGACGACCGGCCGGTGCCAAACCGCCGATCGATCGCCGACGACGACGAGCGCCGCGTCACCGCCCACGCGGCGAATTACCTGATATCAAAAATTGATCTCTTGTGCTCGCGCGGCGATGGTCGTCGCCGTGCGTCGCTGGTGGTCGTACTTGCTGTTCTGGCGACCGCCGTTCCTCGACGGCGTCGTTATCGTGAACCTCAAGTCCGATCCGCACACCGCACTACGCGGCGTCGTCTGGTCCTCGCGTGGTCGCTGGTTCGTGCTGCGGAATGCGGCGCTCGTCGAGTTCGGATCCCCGGACAAACCGATCGACGGCGAGGTGATCGTGCACCGCGAGAACATCGCGTTCCTTCAACTCCTCGGCGGCTGACGTGGCGGTCGTCTTCAGCTACGGCCAACTCCAACAGAGCGACGGGCCGCGCGCGCTCGCGAACGTCGATCTCCGGGGCACGTCGTCGGGCGGGTTCACGGCCTACACCGACGGCGACCCGTACGTCTACGCCGCGATGTATCGCACGCAACCGAACGTGCGAACCGTCGTCGACTTCCTCGCCCGCAACATCGCGCAAGTCCCGCTGCACGCCTACCGCCGCGTGAGCGATATCGATCGGCAACGCGTGAGCGACCACGAGGTGATCCGCTGGCTCGATCATCCGAACCCGGGCACGACGCGTTACCGCTTGTTCGAGTCGCTGATCCAAGACCTCGGGATCTACTTCAACGCGTACTGGCTGAAGGTGACGCGCGGCGACGGCGGCGTCGGCCTCGTGCGCCTCCCGCCGGAGCAGATGACGGTCGAGGGTTGGCTGATCCCGGATCTCTTCGTGTGGACGCTCGACGACGGGCGGCGCGTCGAACTCCCGCGCGAGAGCGTCGTGTACTTCAACGGCTACGACCCGTCGAATCCGCTCATGGGTCTGTCGCCGCTGGAGACGTTGCGCCAGGTGCTCGCGGAGGACTGCGCGCAGACGAACTATCGACGCGCCTACTGGCAGAACGCGGCGCGCCTCGAAGGCGTGATCACGCGACCGAAGGACGCGCCGAAGTGGAACCTCGAACAGAAGCAGGCGTTCCGCGAACAGTGGGTCGCGCGGTTCGGCGGACAGGCCGGTCAAACCGCGGTGCTCGAAGACGGGATGACGTTCACGCCGATCTCGTTCTCCGCGCGCGACTCGGAGTTCGTCGCCGCGCGCAAGCTCACGCGCGAGGAAGTCGCCGCCGCGTATCACGTCCCGCAACCGATGGTCGGGATCCTCGATCACGCGACGTACTCGAACATCAAGGAACAGCACAAACAGCTTTATCAGGATTGTCTCGGGCCGTGGTTCGAGATGATTCAGGAAGAGATCGAACGGCAACTCCTCGTCGACGCGCGCGACGTTGATCGGATCTATCTGGAGTTCAACTTCGCCGACAAGATGAAGGGCGCGTTCGAGGAGCAGGCCGGAGCGGTCTACACGCTCGTCGGTCGGCCCATCATGACCGCGAACGAAGGCCGCGCGCGGTTGAACCTCCCGCGCATCACCGACGATCCGACGGCCGACGAACTCGCACTTCCCCTCAACACATCAACCGGATCCGCCGTCGCGTTCTCGGAGAACGGCCCGGAGGCGGCGCTCCCGCCCGCGGACGTGCCCGACGACACCGATCCGGAGGAGGCCGTCGCATGACGACGTACGCCGACATTCTCGACGCGCACCGCTACGACCGTGTGCTCTCGCTCGCGCTCGGGCATCCGTGGGCGCTCGCCTCGCCGATGCGCGAGATCGTCGCGACGATCCTCGCGTGGCGGATCACCGGGCACAGTGGACACGCGCCGGATCTCGCCGCGTTCACGCCCCGCGAGGCGACGCCCACGGCACCCGTCACGTCGAACGGCGTCGCGGTGATCCCGCTGCACGGCGTCATCGCGCCGCGCATGAACCTCATGAGCGACGTCTCCGGCGGCGCGACCTACGAAGAGGCGGGCGCGCACCTCGCCGCCGCCATGGCGGATCCCGCGATCACGACGATCGTGCTCGACGTCGACTCGCCGGGGGGATCGGTCGCCGGGGCGACGACGTTCGCGCACGCGCTGCTCGCCGCGCGGGAGCAGAAGCGCATCCTCGCGCAAGCGCATCACAGCATGTGCAGCGCGGCCTATTGGGTCGCCAGTTGCGCGACCGAAGTCATCGCGACGCCGTCGGCCATCCTCGGCTCGATCGGCGTCTACACGA